GCACCTAACGGTGAACCTCTGTACTACAACTTCAACGGTCTTGACGCAAACAACGACACACTTGTTGATTTGTACCCAATTCCTAATGCTGCTTATGAGATTCGTTTTGAAGTCATTAAGCGTCCTGAAGCATTTACAAGCGATACTGATTCATTATCAATTCCTTCTGATCCTGTGATCCAGTGGGCAATGGCTTATGCATTGCGTGAGCGTGGTGAAGCAGGAGGTCAGACAGCACCAGAGCAAGTATTGTTTGCTCAACAAGCGTTGTCTGATGCAATTGCCTTGGATGCACAAAAGTATCCTGAAGAAACCATTTGGAATGTTGTTTAATGGCACAGCAACTTAAAAACATTACTTTTGCAGCACCTGGGTTTGCAGGTCTAAACACTGAAGATAGCCCTTCAGCATTGTCTGAGGCTTTCTGTCTGGTTGCTGAAAATGCAATCATTGACCAGTTTGGACGTATCGGTGCTCGTAAGGGTTATGAAGTCTTAACAGACGATGTAACTGACTTAAGTGGTCTTCCTATTGAAGGTATCTTTGAGTTCTTAGATACAGACAATACAGTCACTACAGTCAGTGTTGGTAACAACAAGATATTTACGGGTGAAACAACTCTAACAGACATTACACCTGTTGCTGCAACCATTACAGATGATAACTGGAAAGGTGTATCATTTAATGGTTACCTGTTCTTGTTCCAAGATTCACAAGACCCCATCTACTACGACGGTACAACTTGTGACCTTGTGGAGAACCACGCAAGTTACTCAGGCACTGTACCACAAGGTAATGAAGTAATGGCTGGCTTTGGTCGCCTATGGGCTGTTAGCGCAGACCGTAGAACAGTCTATTGGTCAGACCTTCTGAATGGCTTTGCTTGGGACACAGGCTCTGCAGGTAGCATTACAGTTGATAAAGTTTGGGCTGGACAAGCAGACGAGATTGAAGCTATTGCAGCACACAATGGTTTCTTAATCATCTTCGGTAAACGTCAAATTCTTGTTTACCAAGGCCCACAAGATCCAGCCACAATGTCTCTTGCAGATAGTGTCATTGGTGTTGGTTGTGTTGCTAGAGACTCAGTACAAAACACAGGCAATGATCTTGTCTTCTTAGCTGACTCAGGTGTCCGTAGTTTTAATCGTGTTGTGCAAGAGAAGTCTCTTCCTTTGCGTGACTTGAGTGTCAACGTAAGGGGTGACCTCTTAAGCCTCTCAGGTATCCAGACAACAGCCATTAAGTCGGTCTACAGTGAAGATGATGCTTTCTATTTAATTAGTTTCCCAACCAGTCAAATTGTTTATTGTTTTGATATGAAGGGTGCATTGGAGAATGGAGCACACAGGGCAACTACTTGGACAAGTTTTGCTCCACGAGCATTCTGTGCTAAACGAGACAGAACAATCTTGTTTGGTTTTACCACAGGCATTGCCAAGTACAGTGGCTATAACGATAACGGAAGCTCTTACCAATTTAGGTACTTCTCTGGCTATCTTGATTTTAAATCTCCATCAAACCTTAAGTTCCTTAAAAAACTTAATCTAACGATTGTTGGTGGACAGAATACAGAAGCAACACTTAACTGGGCGTATGATTATAGATCAGCGTATACTAAGCAAACATTCTTATTTAGTTCGGCTAATGTTGCTGAGTATGGAGTTGCTGAGTACAACACTTCAGAAGCTGAATACAATGCCAGTGTTGTTGTCCAAAGACCCGGCGTAAATACCTCAGGAAACGGTACAACCGTACAGATTGGTATTGACGCACAAATTAATAATGCACCTTTTTCAATTCAACGAATTGATATATTCGCTCTACTAGGAAGGATTGTCTAATGAGTAATTATACAAAATCCGTCAACTTTGCGACAAAGGATGATCTTCCATCAGGTAATCCTTCTAAGATCGTTAAAGGTACGGAGATTAACACTGAGTTCGATGCGATTGCTACTGCGATTGCAACTAAATCTGATACCGCATCACCTACGTTCACTGGAACAGTCACTGCGGCCACAGTCAATGTCACAGGTACGCTGACTGCAGGAACAATTGACGGAGGAAGCTATTAATGGCTACTATCAATATTGGCGATTTAATTTCAGGAGGAGCAGGTTTAGGAACTGCCTATGCTCTTTATGATGTAGGTCAGGGTTTAGTTGATTATCTTAAATCACAAGATCCTCAGTCTGAATTGGCACGAGTAGGCGAAGAAGCATTAAGTGGTCTTGACTTTACACCATACTCTGTGACAACAGGTTTTGGCGGGGGCCGTATTGATCCTTCAACAGGACAGTACACAACAACTCTAACACCTGAGCAACAAGAACTTCAAACCTCTTTGATTTCGCAAGCAACACAACTTGCAGGTACTGCAGGGCCAACAGCAGATGAACTCTATGCAATGACGCAGGAAGCTCGTCAGCCAGGCGTTGATCGTGCTCGACTTGCACTAGAGAATCGTTTGGCTGCTCAAGGACGCTTAGGTACAGAAACAGCCGCTTATGGTGGGACTCCTGAAGCCTTTGCAATGGAACAAGCGATTGCAGAACAGCAGTCTAAAGACATCTTAGGAACACAGACGCTTGCAGGACAGTTAGAACAACAACGCTTGAGTAACATTGGTGGCCTCTTAGGTGCTGCCTTCAAGCCTGAAGAAACTGTCTTGTCAAGTATGCTTGGCCTTGCTCCATTATCTCAGCAGAAATCAACTATCGACCTTGGTACAGCACAGATTCTTCGTGATCTTGGGGTTAAAGGTGTTGAAGCTGAGGCAGCACTTGGGGCTTCAGCGGCAGGTCTTGAGGCGGCTAACATAGAAGCTGTTGCTAAAATTATCAATCAGTTGTTGCAAAGTGAGTCGCTTAGTGGTTTAACCGAGTTGAAAATTACAGTTTAAGGAGAACTGAAATGGCTGAATCATTGATTGCGAATCTCCTTAAGACACCTCAGCAAGTTCGTGAAGAACAGATGGTGAAGTTGAGGAATCAAGGCGTTGCTCAAGCTCAACTTATGGCACAACCTACAGGAGCAAGCTCCGCACTTCCAAGTATCTATGCTAACCTTGCTCGCCAAGGAATTGCTGGAGCAGGGGAGCGTACAGCGAATATTGCTCGTTTGGCTACCCAAGGTGCAGGAAGTCTCCTAGGGGCTGCTGGAGCGTCTCCTGAGTTGGCTCAGGCTGTCTCAGGACTCACAGTGTCGCCTGAGGAACGTCAGGCAGGTATGTTACAAGAAACTCTTCGTCAAGTTGATCCTAACAACTTGAATAACCTTCGTGCTGTTCGTAAGCGTCTTCAGGATCAAGGTGCTCCTGCTCAAGCAATTATGTATATTGATGCTCAGATTGCTGCTAAAGAAAAAGAGATCCGTGAACGCTCTGCTACCACTCGTGATGAAGCAAGGGCTGAACAAGAACTCCAAGCAAAGACAAACCAACTTAATGCTCAGGCACAATACTATAAAGCTCAAGCAGCCAATGAAGGCAAGCCTGATGAAGTTCGGTTAATGGAGTATTATCAGGGATTGGAAGGCGATGATAAAGAAATCTTCCTTAATAACTTTGCTCAACCTGGTAAAAATTTGCCGAAAGATGTTCAAACGTATTTATTCTATAAAGCACTTCCTAGCAACGAGCAAGCAAACTTTTTGAAACTTAAGCGGTCTAATCAGATCGTAAACCGTGGCGATCAAATTGACATTTTAAATCCGGATGGAACCGTTGCGGCTACTTTTAATGTCAAGCCAAAGCCAGGTGAAACTCCTGAGCACAGAGCTGCCGTAGTTGTTGCTGAACAAACTGCTGAGAATGTCAACAAAGCAGAACTAGACTTACCGTCTCTTCAGACTTCGACTCAAGGTGCTTTAGACCTTATCTCACAGATTAAGAATGATCCTAGTCTACCTCAGGTAATTGGGGTTGGTGCATTGTTAAATCCACTTGCAAAACTCCCTGGTGCTCCTGCGCAGAAGACTAAAGGCGACATTGATCGTCTTGCAGGTAAAGTCTTCTTGCAAGCCTATGCAAGCCTAAGAGGTGCTCAAGGGATTACCGACATTGAAGGTGAAAAAGCAACACAAGCAATTGCGAACTTAAACAAACTACAAAATACAGAAGATTTTATTGCATCCTTGACTGAACTAGAAAATGTTCTTAAGAAAGAATTAGGTGTTGTCCAAGGCATCGCAGGAAAGGGTAAAAAGCCTATTCGCAAGTATAATCCAGTAACCGGAGAATTTGAATAATGGCTGATCCAATTCAGATTGATGTAGGAAATGAAATCTTAGAATTTCCTGCAGGAATGTCTGATGACGAGATTAAAGCAATCTTAAGTCAACAGTTCCCTAAGACAGAACAACCTAAGCCTATTCAGCCTACCTCTGCTATTCCTGCAGGGGTTGATCCTGATGTTGTTGGATTAACTGAGCGACTGGGAGGACAAGCAGCCATAGATGAGATGTATGAGAAATCTGCAGACATCCGTGGCGCACAGAAGGCTGTTAGAGATCAGACATTTACTGAGAATGTCGTAGGCAGTCTTCCTATGGCAGGTCAAATGCTTGGTTCTGTTGGTGGGGCTTTATTGACAAAACGTCCATCTGGCATGGTTATTGGTGGCGGCACAGGCTACGGTGTTGGTGAGAACTTAAGACAGGCAATCACTGGCGAAAGCCGTGTAAATGAAATGTTGATTGGTGTTGGGCTCGCATCAACTACAGAAGCACTTGCTGGCCCTATCTCCAAACTTCTTCAGAAAGGTATTGAGATTACTCCAGCGATCCTTAAGTCATTTGCACCTCAGTTGGCCGACTCAGATGCACTTAAGATTATTGGGGAGTTGTCTAAACCAATCTTTATGCGTGGTAAAGACAAAGTACCTAAGGAAGACACTGTACGTTTATTAGAGACGTTATCTAATGAAAGTAATCAAGCAGGTCTTACTCCAGCACAATTTCAGCAGTCTTGGGTGTCTAACCTAAGGGAAGCCTTTGGACGTGCTGGTATTGGTGGTCAGGAAATGTTTGACCAACTTAAGCAAACCAATGAAAAAGTTCTTCGTGATTTCTTCCAAGATAAGATTGCTAAGTTACAGAATGGAAGTATGACGATTGATGAGGTTGGTGAGAGTTTTTACAACTTCATTCAGCAAGGTAATAAAGCCTTAGGTGAAGCCTATCGTGCTGAAGAGTCAGCGTTCTTGCAAGGTGTTAAGAATGTTGTTGTCAATACGTCTCGTACTAAAGACAAGGTAAAGTTATTTGAAGCTGAAGGTAGTTCAGCATTTCTAACTGATGCAACGGGTAAGCCTGTTGATACTGCTTTAAGCAATCAGTTGCTTGGTGTGATGAATAAGATTAAAAACATCAAGCCAAATGCAAGCCCTAAGGAAATTGATGATCTTGTTAAGTTGTTAAATGAGACTCAAT